GACGCGTCGGCCGCCCGGCAGCAGCGCTCCGATAGCGCGCCGCCGCCCAAATCGGCCAGCGCGGCCCGTTCGGCCTACCTGGCGAACCTGAAGAAAGGAGGCGAATGATGCCCGCCATCTACGATGACCGCATGGAGCCGGCCTACGCCGGCATGAAGGCCGACCTGGGCTATGACGATGTCGAGACCTACGCCGCCGCAGGGGATATTGCCCCCGGCGTGATCGTGGGCGACACCACCGATGACCGCATCGTCGCGGGCCCAGGCTCTCGCATCCGCGGCCTGGCGCTGCACACGCACACCATCCCGCGCGAGGGGGGCTACCGCGAGTTTGACGCCGTGAGCGTGCTGCGCGTTCGCCGCGGCTGGGCCAAGGTCACGGCCGGCGGCGCCGTGACCAAGGACGGCCCGGTTCGCTGCACGGCGGACGGCACCGTATCGGACAGTGGCGCTATCGGTGTGCCCAACGCCGTCTTCCGGTCGGGGGCCGTGGAGGTGTCCGGCGGCAAGATCGCCCTGATCGAGCTGCTGGCGCCCTTTGCTGCCCCGGCGGCGTCCTGATCCAGCCGCCATCATCCGCAATCACCCCAAGGCCCCGCATAGGGGCCTTTTTCATTGGGAATCAGCATGGAAAAACACGAGCATTACGACGAGGCCGACCTGCCGGCCGTCAAAAAGATCGTCGTGGCGCTGGCCGGCATGCGCGAGGACGAAGGTCTCTACAGCGCCCGCCAGTTGGACTACGTCAAGACGCGCACCTACGACAAGAAGCTGCCGCCCATGGTGGGCCTGACGCTGGTGCCGATCTCCACCGAGGTGCCCGAGTGGGCCGAGACCTTCACGTACTTCATGTACGACGAGGTCGGCATGGCCAAGATCGTCGCCAACTACGCCGACGACCTGCCGCGCGCGGACGTGAAAGGCGAAGAGAAGATCGCCCAGATCAAGAACATCGGCGACTCCTACGGCTACAGCGTGATGGAACTGCGAGCGGCCGCCGCCAATCGCAGCGACCTGCCCACCCGCAAGTCGATGGCGGCCCGCAAGGCGATCGAGATCAAGCTGAACCAGATGGCGCTGATCGGCGATCGCAAGTTTGGCCTGTACGGCCTGGTGAACCACCCGAACGTGCCTCTGGTGGTGGGGCTGCACGGTGACTGGCTGAATCCGGCCACGACCCCCGACCAGATCCTGGCCGACCTGGACATGATCTACGACGCGGTGACCAACCAGTCCAAGGACGTGCACACGCCTACCCGCATCGTCATGCCGACCGAGCAGCGCAGCCGCATCTTTTCGCGCCGCGTTCCGGATTCCAACGGCAAGACCGTGGGCCAGTTCTTCCTGGACAAGCATCCCGGCCTGCAGATCATCGGCGCCGCCGAGTTCAAGGGGGCGGGCGCTGGCGGCAAGGATCTGATCCTGGCCTACGAGTACAGCGAGGAAAACCTCGCCATGGAGCTGCCGATGCCGTTCAACCAGTTGGCGGCGCAGGCCCGGGGCCTTGAACTCGTCGTGCCCTGCCTGGCGCGTGCCGGCGGGGTGGTCGTGTATTACCCGCTGTCGATGGCGAAGGGAGATATCTGATGCTGTATTGCGAAAACCGAACCAAGGCGGTCATCAATATCGGTGGGCATACCGTGATCGCGCCGACGCGCGCCGCGTGGGTCAACCCCGAGGACCGCGGCGTGCAGGACCTGATCGACCGCGAGCTGCTGGTCGAGACGGAGCCGCCCGGCGAGGATGCGGCTGTGCCGCCGGGCCGCGGTGACGAGCCGACTCCTGCGGCGAAGGCGGACAAGGAGCCGTCCACGGTCAAGGAGCTGAAAGCCTGGCTCGATGAGCAGGGCGCCCAGTACTCGCCATCGGCCTCCAAGCCGGAGCTGCAGGGCCTGTACGAGGCCTTGAAGGCTGCCGCTCTGAGCGAAGGCGGCGGCGATACGCCGGCCGGCGGCGGCTCGCAGGAGTCGTAAGCATGACGGCCACCATCGACGATCTGGATTTCCTGGCGCCGGCGGTGGCCAGCTTGTCGGCGCCGGACAAGGAGCGGGCGCTGGCCATGGCCGCTGACTACCGGCCGGCATGCCTGCCCCCCAAGTTGCAGGATGAGGCGCAGCTTTGGTACGCCGCCTGGCTGTTGTACGGCATCAAGGCACAGCGCGCAGCGGACGCCGACGGCGTGGTGGCCAGGCCTGGCCTGGTCAGCGAGAAGGAAGGCGACCTGCAGCGCGTCTATGGCCGAGCGGCCGGTGCGGAGGATCCTGCGGGCTTCTACGACAGGTACCAACGGCTGGCGCGCATCTGCAAGGTTGGCGCGGCCACCATAAGGAGCATTCCCCGTGGCGGTTAAGGCGATCGACAAGGGGCTGGAGGCGCACGCGCGTCTTGCCAAGGCCATCAACGGGCGCGGCGTCGAGTTTGGCATCCAGCGGGACGCCGGCCGAGACCCGAAGACGGGGATCGAGCTGATCGATATCGCGATCTGGAACGAGCTGGGCACTGAGCACATCCCGGCCCGCCCGGCTATCCGCGACTTTGCCGAGAAAAACGGCGAAGTGCTGGGCATGGCCATGGAGCGGATGGCGGGCGCCGTCCAAGACGGCAGCCTGACCGTGGAGCAGGCCCTGGATCAGTTGGGTACGTTCGCTGAGAAGCACCAGAAGGCGCACATCCAGCATTCCAAGGAATGGGCCAAGCCCAACGCGGAATCGACCGTGGCCAAGAAGGGCAGCGATGTGCCCCTGATCGATCACGGGCTGCTGGTGAACGCTGTCCGGTACCAGAAGGTGTAGTGGCATGAGTTTCCGAAAGCCGCATGTCATCCGTGGCCAGTTGCCCGGCCGTCGGCAGCGCGGGCGCTGGATCGAGGGCGAGCCCATTCCCGATAGAACCATTTCCGCCTCGGTGCAGCCGGCCAAGGTGGGCGACTACGAGCAATTGCAGGCAACCCCCGAAGGGCGTCGCATACGGGCGGCCGTCCGGATCTACACCTCCGATCTGTTGAGCGTGGCCGGCCAGGACTGGACCGGCGGCGATCGGCTGGTCTGGGGCGCGGGGCCGCTGGCGGGTGAATACCTGCTGGTGGGCGTGGCGCCCTGGCAGTCGGGCGTCATTCCCCATTACCGCTACCTGGCCGTGCTGTTGGCCGACCAGGAGCAACAGAATTCCCAGCACACCCCGGCCACCTGGACCGGGGGCGGACGGGGCTAAGCGTCCGCAGGGTCTCTCCCTGGATCCGGCCGGGCAATCCAGGTCACCGGAGAGGGCGGCGCCGAGTCGCAGGCCGTGCAGGCACGGGCGCGATAGTCCCATCGGCGCATACATCCACAAGACGACCATGACACCGGAAGACGCGATTTTCGAACTGATCGAGGCGGCCGCCGCCGGCATCCCCGTGATCTTTACCAACGAGAACGGCACACGGCCGGCGCCGCCGTATATCGCCCTGGCGGTGCGCTGGGCGCAGGCCAGCCGGGCGGAGCAGGGCGAGGTGGATGAGTACGGCAACGCGTTGATATCTCAACACAACGACGCCACGGTGGAGCTGCAAGGGTTCGGCGCCGGCGCCTACGACGGCCTGGACACGCTTCAGCTACGCCTGCAGCACCCCGAATTCGAGGAGCGCGCTGAAACCCTTGGCCTGGCGGTCTTTGATCGAGGCCGCCTGCAGAACATTCCCGTCTTGCGCGAGGGTGCGCGGTATGAGCAGCGCGCCCTCCTGGAGCTGGGCGTGCGATATGTCGTTGCAAGCCTGGCGGCCGTGCCTGTTATCGAATCGGTCGCGCCCGCCACGTAGGCGCGCGGCCGCTTCCCCTTTGCCACCTGGCCGCCTTGCTGGCGGCTTTTTACTGGAGCCTCGCATGGCAAACCTTGAACGGATCGTCAATGTGGCGATCTCCCTGAACACCACCGCGATCAAGCAGCAGAATTTCTCGGACATCCTGGTGCTGGGCGCGCACGCGCTGGCGGTCGGCCGCATCCTGGTTGTTTCTGAAGCTGCCGAGTTGCTGGAGTTGGGGCTCAGTCAACGCGACCCGCTGTACATCGCCGTGCGCGACGCTTTTAAGCAGATCCCGACCGTGCCGCGAGTCTTCGTCGGCCGGCGCCACGTCGAGACTTCGCATGTCGCGGTTACGCGTGCAAGCGCCAGCGATTATGTAATCAGGCTGTCCTGGCCAGTTTCGAGTGGCACCTTGCCGCTGGTGGCGTGCCGATTCACGGGGCGGGCCGATAGCACGCCGGCGGACATAGCCGCCGGCCTGGTCCAGGCCATCGTCGACAGTGGCGCGCCGGTGTCGCCGACCTCGGTGGGCTCGGATATCTACATCACCGCCAAGCAAGCCGGCCTTGCCGTGGCGGTCTCGGTTAAAGGCGATTTGTTCTTGAATGTTGCCCGCAGCCAGGAAACGCCTACGGCTGCGCTGACCGCCTGCAGCAAGGAGAACGCTGATTGGTATGGCGTCGCCCTGGCCAGCCGCTACGAGGAGGATATCCTCGACACGGCCGAATGGGTCGAATCGAACGGACGGCTGTTTGGCGTTTCCAGCGCCCAGGCCGGCATCCTCGACGCGGCCGCCAACGACGACCTGGCCTCGAAATGCCAGCAGAAGCAGTATTTCCGCACGCATGTCTGGTTTCACGGTAAGGCCGACAGCGAGGCGCTGGATGCGGCGGTGGCGGCCAACCGCTTCACGTTCTACCCGGGCGGGGAAACCTGGGCCAACGCGCGCCTGGCCGGCATCACCTACGACGGGCTGGGCGAGGGTCAGGCGCTGGCGGCGCACTCCAAGAACGCCAACACGTTCGAACAGATGCGCAGCTTCGCGGTGACCCAGAACGGCAAGGTGGCCGCGGGCGAGTGGATCGACGTCATCCGCGGCCGCGACTGGCTGGCCGAGCAGGTCAAGATCGAGGTGGCCACTCAGCTCGTCAACGCGCCCGGCAAGGTGCCGTTCACTGACGATGGCATCCAGGTCCTGGTGACTGGCGTGCGCAAGGCCCTGATGCTGGCCCAGGCCCGTGGTCTGGTGGCGCCCGACGAGGTCGACGCCGCCGGCAAGATCATCCCGGGCTTTGTGATCTCGGCGCCGTTGTCGATGAACATTCCCACCAATGACAAGGCCAATCGCGTCCTGCGCGACCTCAAGTTCAGCGCTCGACTGGCCGGCGCCATCCATGTCGGCGACATCAAGGGCAACCTGACCTATCAACAAATCTAAGCGGAGCACCTGAGCATGTCCGTAAAAAGCTATGCCCCGAGCCGGGTAAAGATCGTGATGGGCGCGATCGCGCTCAGTGGCCTGGCCGAAGACACTTTTGTCACCGTGGCCGAGATCGGCGAGGGAATTACCTCGGTTTCGGGCGTCGATGGGGAGGTGGCCCGCGCTATGTCGCGCGATTCGCGCCTGCGCATCACCGTGACGCTGTTGCAAACCAGCGCCAGCAACGCGCTTCTGTCGGCCTTGCACCAGGCCGACAAGGCGACCGACGGCGACGGCGCCGTGCCTGTGGCCGTGACCGACCTGCGGGGCAAGTCGCTGCACGCCTCGGATTCCGCCTGGATCGTCAAAACCCCCGAAGCCGGCTACGGCGCCAAGGTCGGCACCCGTGAATGGGTGATAGAAACGGGTCCTTCCATCAACGTCATCGGAGGCAATAGCTGATGAGTCGCACGCTGTCGGTTCCCATTGGAACCACCACTTTCCATATCCTCAAGTTCGACGCATCCACCCAGCTCAAGCTGTTGGGCGATTTGCAGAAGGAAATCTTGCCGGCTGCTGGCTCGCTGTTTGGCGCCGTCGTGGGTGGTCAGACGGGCGACGGCTCCGCTGGGGCTGGCGAGGCCATACAGCGGGACGAGCAGGCCGTCATGCAAGCCCTGCGACACCTGTCCAGCCGCCTGGGCGGCGACGAGCTGCAGAAGTGGTTTGGGCTGCTGGTCGGCCCGGACAACGTCAGCTTCGAGCTCGAGGGCCGCGAGCCGCAAAAGCTCACCGAAGCCCATCGCGGGCTGGCGTTCCAGGACTTCTCCGAAATCCTGGAGCTCATGTACCACGTCCTAATGCACAACTTCGCCGGCCCTTTGGCGCGTTGGGCCAGCCGCTTTGGTCTGGCCCGCGGGAAGTTGGGGAATCTGTCGGCGTCTTCCGCCCCGACTTTGAGCGAGAGCTGATCATCTGGCGGCCGATCCTGGCCGGCCACGTCAGCCTCGACGCGGTGCGCCAGGGGCATGTGGACCTGCTGGACATCCTGAAGCTGAACGCCCTGATGGACGCGCAGGAGGCCCAGCAGGCCCACGCCAATAGGAAAGACCGATGAATGTAGTTCGCGAGCTGGTGACCCTCCTGCGGTACGAGGTGGACGATTCGGGCCTGCAGAAGTACCAGCAAGCCTATTCGGAGGTCCAGAACACCATTGCACGGGTCACCGAATCCGCCGTGCAACGCATGCGAGAGAGCTTGCGGCAGGCCGCGACCCTGCGACCCGCAGCCGTACCCATGCCAGCCGTGAGTACACCGACGTCCGTAGGCCTGCCGTCAGTACCTCGTGGCGCGGCTGCGGCTGTTGCTGGCGTTGGGGCGGCATCGGCTTTTCCGGTCAACGTCGCGGATGCGCGAGCTCGGATTGGGCAGGTTCAGGCCGCCTACGGCACCTTCATGGCCAAGGCGCGCAGCGGCCTGCACACGGTTCGGGAAATCGGAATCGGCACCTGGGAGGGCATTCGCCTGGGCATCCAGGACGCCCGCCAGGCTCAGGACAGAATGACCCGCGCGCAATGGCAGGGCGTGCGCGTACTCAAGGAGCAGGCCGGCGCCTTCTCGGGCCTGCGCAAGATCGTCGGCACGGTATTTGGCGTGGCCGTCGTTCGGCGGGTCTTCAGCGACATCGATGCGTGGGGTCAGATGGAGGCCCGCATGCGCCAGGCGACCGCTTCGGCGCAGGAGTACACGGAGGTCGATCAACAATTGGCCCGCGTGGCCCGCCTGACCTACAAATCGTACGAGTCCAGCGCCGAGCTGTTCGTCCGCACGCGCCGCACCATGGCCGACCTGGGCAAAAGCACCCAGGACACGGTGGACGTGACGGAAGGCCTGGCGCTGGGGATGGCGCTGTCCAGCACCAAGGCGCAGGACCAGGAATCGGTCATCGCTTCGCTGACCACCGCCATTATGCAGGGCAAGCTGGCCATGCATCAGTACGGCACGCTGATGCGGGCGGCGCCTCGCCTGCAGGTGGCGCTGGCGGACGGACTGGGCCTGACCACGGATAAGCTGCTCGAGCAGGTGAAGGCCGGCCGCCTCACCAGCGATAGATTCCTGCCGGCGCTTCAGTCGCAACTGGTGAAGATGCGCATCGAGGCGCAGGACATGCCGGTGACCATGGCGGACGCCATGACGGTCTGGAACAACGCCTTTCAGCGGTTCTGGGGGCAGGCCTGGCTCGGGCGCCAGGCGGTGCTAGCTGTCACCCGCGCCATTGAGTTCCTGGCCGACCACGTCCAGACGGTGGTCGGCCTGCTGGCCCTGACCGGCGGCGCCTGGGGGGTGGTGAAGCTGCGGGCTTGGCTTCGGTTGGCCACGGTGCAATCTGGCGGTCTCATCCGTTCGCTGGTCTCCGCCACGCGCGCGGCGATCGAGCTGGATACGGCCATGGCGCTACGCCGCGGCCCCGCCGGCGCCCGACGGATGCTCGCCCTCTGGAACCGCGCGCTCGTGCCGATGCTCCGCATGGCCGCGCTGCTGTACACGATCTACCTGTTGATGGACGACATCGGCGTTTGGTATCGGGGCGGTGACTCGATGCTGGGCGACCTGATCGGCCCGGTGGAGGAGTGGAAGGACGAGATCCAAACGGTCAAGACTTTCCTCATACAGATCAAGGACATGCTCGGCGGAGCCGGCAAGGACCTCAAGCCCTGGCTCAAGGGGCTCGGCACGATCCTGATCATGGCCTACGGGCTGTGGAAGATCTTCCGAGGGTTTTTGTGGGTCCTGGGCGTGGTCCGCGATGTGTTCGTGTTCTTGGCGACGCGGGTAGTGCCAATGCTATGGCGTGCCTTCGTGATGACGCCGTGGGGCCGCATCGCAGCGCTCGTCATCGGCGGCCTGTGGCTGATCTGGAAGTACTGGGATCAGATCAATAAGGCCCTGGGTGACGCCTGGAACTGGCTGCGGAGCAAAGCCAAAAGCACCTTCTTCGATCCGGTCCTCGAGTACATCGACGCATTGTGGACGTTCTGGGTGGGGCTGGTGAGGGGCGTCGTTGCTCTGTTCACCGGCGACTGGGACGGCGCGATCGCGCATTGGCGCAACGCCTTCAGTGGCTTGTGGAAGTTCTTCGAGGATATCGGCGGTCGCATGATCGCCAAGATCCAGGAGATCGGGGCCGCCATCACCAAGTGGATTACCGACAAGGTCGAAGCGGCGGCTAAGTGGCTGGAGCGGCTGCTGCCGGGGGACATGCTGCCCGACGACCAGAAGGCCGCCATGGCTGCCCCCAAAGAACTGCTGGGCAATAAGGCTGTCTGGCAGGCGTTCGCCGGCGGAGCGGGCATTCCGCTGGTATCGGCCGGCGCTGCCGTCCGGGCCGGTGCATCTGGTGGGCGAGGGCCAATGACCGTAGAGATCCACAACGAAACCACGGTCAATGCGCCTGGCGCTGATCCGGGCGCGGTAGCCGGCGCGGCCGCGCGTGGCCTGGCCAACACCCAGCGGCGCAGCATTGACCGCCTGGCAGAGTTTCTGGACTTTCATACGGGCGTAGAAGCCGCAAGGTAGGGGTAGAGCCGCGATGAGCTTCGTGTCGATGGTGTTCGGATGGGGCGGGGGCAGCAGCATCGGCGTGCTGCCCCTGGACGCCCTGATCAGCGAGAGAACCTCGCTCAACAGCCGGGCGACCGAGTACCCGGTCGAGGACGGCCCGCCGGTGACCGACCACGTTGTGCAGGAGTCCGAGCTGCTAACCCTGGAAGGCTGGGTGACGGCGGCGGAAGCCTCGTTGCTGGGCGGGATGAAGACGATCGCTTCGCGCATTGGCGGGCATGGCGGAGGCGGCCGCTCCAAGCTGATCGGGGCCAAAGAGGCGCTGCGCAAGATCCACGCAGACCGGCTACCAGTGACTGTCGTGACCGGGTTGGACGTCTATGTCGGGTTCGTCATGGAACGGTGCGATATCGACCGCAACAACGAGGACGGCGAGCGGTTCAGCATCAGCGCGGACTTCCGCAAGATCCGCAAGGTCGCGATGCGCCAGGCCGTGATCCCGCCCGAAAAGGTCAAGGGCGGCGTGAAGGGCAAGGCGGGCGCCACCAAGACCAACGCCGGCAAGGCCACCCCCAAGGAAGTGTCGGTGCTCAAGAGCGATACCGGCCAGATCATCGGGAAGATCAAACAGGTCATCTTCGGGAAATGACGCGATGCTGCAGATACCGATCCTGGACGCCAATGACAGCCTCACCGAGGTGGAGCTGGACGGCGCCACGTTCTTTCTGGGCCTGTCCTGGAACAGCGAGGCCGAACGGTGGACGCTGTCCATCGAGAACGCCTACAACGAGGTGATCGTCGCCGGCATCGCCGTTGTGCCCGATACGCCGTTGCTGGCGCGGTATCGGCACTTGGCGGTGCCGGCCGGCGAGCTGGTGGCGCTGGCGCCCGACCGGCGCGATGCAATCGACCGGCAGGCCTTACCTGCCGGCAAGGTGGCGCTGGTGTACGTCGAGGCGGCTGAGGTGGCCCATGGCGCGGTTTGATCGCGTGTACCGCCTTCTGGTGGGCAAGCCGAACCAGAAGGGGCTGGAGATCCGGCAGCCCATGCGGGTGACCTTCGAAGTCAGCAAGGACGCCCAGGAAGAGCCCAACGACCACAAGATCAGGATCTACAACCTCGCCGCGGACACGCGCCGGGCGCTGGAAGAACCCGGTTTGCGCTGCGTGCTGTACGCCGGCTATGCGGAAGAGGGCGGGCCGCTGTTGATGGCGTCGGGCAGCGTAGTTTACGCCTACACCTGGTACGAATTGCCGGATGTGGTGACCGAGCTTGCCGTGAAGGACGGTTACACCGAGGTGAGGGACACCGCCGTCTCGATTGGCCTGGGGCCGGGCGCGCAGGCCAGCGCCATCATCCGGGATGTGGCAGGCCAGATGGGATTGCCCTTGGTGATGCCCGACGACGTGCCCGACCGCCGGTGGCAGCAGGGATTTTCTTTCTATGGCGCCGCCCGCACCGCGCTGCACAAAGTGACGCAGGGAACCGGCCTGGAATGGTCGATCCAGAACCAGCAATTGCAGGTTGTGGGCCGGCGCGGGACGACCCGTCGCAAGGCGGTGGTGCTGGCGGCCGACACCGGCCTCATCGGCTATCCGGAGCGCACGCGCGAAGCGGCAAGGGAAAAAGCCCGTGTGCGTGACAGCCAGACAAACGACGACGTGCGCCTGGTCAGCGCCCGCCAGCAGCTCGACGGCTGGCGTGTGACTTCATTGCTGCTGCCTACGATCAACCCTGGCGACCTGGTCAAACTGGAGAGCCGCACGGTACAGGCATTTCAGCGGGTGGAGGCGGTGCGTCACTACGGCGACAGCGCCGGCGGCGACTGGCAATCCGAGCTGCAGCTGGTCGATCCGCATCTGCCGCATCGTGAGAAGAGAAAGACATGAAAAACCCGATTGCAGGACTCCGGGCCCTGATCGACGCGGAACTGGCAGACGTGTATACGACCCTGCCGGGGGAAGTCGTGTCCTATGACGGCGTCACGGTGACCGCGCGCCCGGCCCTGTCCAAGCGCCTGGCAAACGGCGAGGTCCTGAAGCCGCCCCAGATCGTCCGAGTGCCGGTCAGGTGGTTCACCGGGGACGTGAACGGCGCGCAGGCGCTCATATCCGTCCCGCTCAAGGCGGGCGACCCCATCACGCTCTCGTTTTCGGCGCGTTCCATCGAGAACTGGCTGGCCGGCGACGACGGGCCGCCCGACGATCCCCGCCAGTTCGACCTGTCGGATGCGTTCGCCAGCCCCGTGGTGCGGCCGGGAATCGCCAGGGCCGATACCGAGAATCTGAGCATTCAGTACGGCCAGGCCTCGATGAAGCTGTCGCCCACCGGCGCACTGAGCTTCGTGGTGTCCTCCTGGACCGTGCAGGCCGACCAAACCACCTTCAACACGCCCCTGACCGTGAACGGGCCGCTGCGGTACACGCAGGGCCTGTCCGGCGAAGGAGGCGAGGGCGGCGCATCCATGACCGTCCGAGGCGGTGTGACGTTCGAGGGCGGCCGGCTTACCCATGACGGCAAGGACGTGGGCGCCACGCACGTGCATCCCAACGGCATGGGCGGCATGACGGAGAAACCTGTCTGATGACGATCGATCTTGCTCTGTCCGACGACCACGACCTGGCGCTGGACCTTGTCGGCCGCGCTTCGTTGATCGACGGCGCCGCCAAGGTGGCGCAACAGATCAAGGTGACGCTGCTGGCTTTCCTGGGCGAGTGGTTCCTCGATACCAGCTTTGGCGTGCCGTACTTCGAGGAAGTCCTGGTGAAGTCCCCCAATCGAGCCGCGGTCGAGGCTGCGTTTCGCGCCCAGATCGGTGAGGTGCCTGGCGTGTCCCGCGTCCGGCGCCTGGGGCTGGAAATCGACCACGGCAGGCGGCGTCTGCGCGTCTCCTACGAGGCCGACACATCGGCGGGCCTGCTTGCCCAGGTAGTCGACCTGCATCGCCCCTGAACCCATTTTCTTGAGTAATCCATGGCCTACGGTCTCACGCCGGACGGGTTCGTCCGCATGCGCCTGCCTGAAATCCGGCAGGAAATCATCGAAGACCTGCGCGCCCGGTTGAGGGCGGCAGGCATAAACGACGCCGTCGAAACGCGGCCAGACAGTGTCATCGGCCTGCTGATCGACACCTTCGCCGAGCGAGCGGCGGCCCTCTGGGAGCAAATGGAGGGCGTTTACCTGTCGATGTATCCCGGCTCGGCTATCGGCGTGTCGCTGGATCGGTCGGTTGCCTTTACCGGGGTGACGCGCCAACCCGATCAGCAGGCGCGAGCCTATGTCGTCCTGTATGGGAGCGAGGGGACGGCCGTTCCCGCCGGCGCCCTGGTGCGCCACCGGGTCAGCCAGAACCTCTGGGCGCTTGCCGGGGATGCGCAGATCCGCAGAGCTGCCACCGCCGACGTGTGGCTGCGGCCCGTGGTGACGCCTGCGTCGCTGTACGAGGTTGTCGTCGACGGCCAGGCCTATTCCTACACTTCCGGCCCCACCACCAACCTGCCGGCGATCCTGGCCGGCCTGGTGGCCGCGTTGGCGTCCTCTGGCCTGGCCACTTCCAGCGACGGTGCGGCCATTCGCCTTCGAACCGATGGCCGGGTGGCGCGCGCTTTCACCTGGTCGCCGACCTTGGACCTGGTGCGCCTGGGTTCGCCAGCGCTGGCGGTTTCGGCCGACCCGTCGGAAGAAGCGGCCGCGCCGGGCGACTTGAACGGCATCGTGACGGCCGTGGATGGTTGGGATGCGGTGGAGAACCTACAGGCCGGCGTCCCGGGTCGCTTGGCCGAGAACGACGCCGCGCTGCGGGCGCGGTATCCCACCGGCTTGTTCCGCTTGGGGGCGGCGACCCTGCCAAGCCTCGCGCCAAACATCCGGGATCAGGTGCCTGGCGTACGGGCGCTACGTGTGTTCCAGAACACCAGCGATGACGTTGACGTGGCAGGCCGGCCGCCGCATTGCATCCATGTGGTCGTGGACGGTGGCCTGGACGACGAAGTTGCCCAGGCAATCTTCTGGACCAAAGGGGGCGGCATCGATACCCATGGGGCGACACGCGTGGTTGTGACCGACAAGCAAGGTGCCCGGCATCCCATCCAGTTCGACCGGCCGCAACGGGTCTTTGTCTGGGTGTGGTGCGCGGTGACGCTGCTGCCGCCCTCCGAACAGGCTTTCCCGCCGGATGGATTCGACGCGATCACGGCAAGTCTCGCCGCGGCGGAGGATGGCTTCTCGATCGGGGACGACGTGATCCGCCAGCGGCTCTTCGGCGCGATCTACCGCACACCGGGCATTGCCACGGTGGATCTGCGGCTGGCCCATTCCACCGATCCCGCTTTCGTCCCCCGCCAGGTCGACTACACCACATCCAACATCGACATCCTGGATTCCCAGGTGGCCGTGTTTGACCAATCTCGCATCAAGGTGACCTGATGGACCTGCAGCAAGACCATGCCGGCATCGCCTGGTCCCACTGGCTGGGCCAGTTCCAAGGCAAGCCGAGGCTTGAAGCCTTGGTCAAGGCGTTGCTGAAGCCGGCCGACGGCCTGCAGGGCGCGTTGCTCGCCATGTACGAGCAGCGCTGGCTGGATACGGCCGAGGGGCGGCAGCTCGACGGCATTGGCGAAATCGTCGGGCTGCCGCGCATGATCGATGACGCGATCTATGTGCGGTTCTTCGGCTTCGCCGGGCAACCAAACGTCGGCGGCTTTGGTGAAGTGCGCTTGCGCCGAACCCACGAGCGGTCGGTGGCCGGCTCGACCCGACTGCTCGATGCCGAGTACCGAAAGCTGCTGTATTGGAAGATCGCCCTGAACAACGGCCACGGCACGACGCCCGAAATCATGGCCGCGCTCAAGCCGATTTTCGACGTCAACAACGTGGTCGTGCAGGACGCCGGCAACGCGAAGATCCGCATCTGGGTCAGCCGGATTCCGGGGCCGAACGACCCGCTGATGGTCAATCCCTACAAATGGGTGCCGGCGGCCGCTGGCGTGGGCGTGCAAATTATCTCCGGCTCAACGGAAAAGCCGTTTGGCTTTCGTGAGCAGGGCTTCTACGGTTTTGGCGCCGGCGTGCTGGCGCGGGAAATTCACTGATGGCTGAAACCAATTTCTTCCAGCTCTTCAAGGCGACGTGGGCACAGAACGGGACCACGGACCGGATCTCGGCTGCCCAGTACAGCACGGGGTGGGCCTATATCGGATCGCTGCCGCCGTCGGTGGAGCAATTCAATGCGGTGCAGCAGATCACGGATCAAAAGCTGACCTGGATCTACCGGCACCTGGAAGCCGTGGCCGCGCTAACCGGCCGGGAGCTCACGGCGCCAGGCAGCGATGCGATCTCCTATGCTTTCCAGAACCTCAACGCCTCGAGGCTGACCGCTGGCACCGTGCCGGTAGAGCGCCTGCCGGAAAAGGCGCCGGCCATGACGGTAGGCGCGGCCGCAAAATGGGAAACGCCACGGAATATCTCCATCAGCGGCGGGGCGACGGCGCGAGCCAAATTGTTCGACGGATCCGCGGACGTGGCGCTGGAAGTGACCGGGTTGAGCATGAGCGCGGCCACGGGCGTATTGCCTCCAACGCACGGCGGGACTGGCTTGGATGAGATTCCCGCGGGCAACTACTTGGTCGGGAATGGCAAGGGTGCCATGATGTCCAAGACGCCGGACCAGGTGAGCGAAGACCTTTTTATTTCCATGCGCGCGATCGAGGCCATAGGGCAATATGGCCTGGCTACGGACAATGGTGTCGATGTGAGCAATCGCCTGACCGACCTGGATGAGCTAGATATCAAGTCCGGATTCTATGTAGCTAGGGGCGTTCCGAGTCCGAGAAACTGGCTCGGGTCTGGCTTCCTGCTTCACAGGCTGTACGACTCCAATGGTTTTCAGATGGGTTGCGCGCTTGGCAGCGGCATCCTGCAATTCCGTGAGCGCGACCGGGGTGTATGGAAACAGCCCGTCAAGCTGGCCAACCTGGACAGCCCGGCGTTCACCGGTACGCCTACCGCCCCGACCCCGGCGCTGACGGACAACAGCACCCGGCTCGCCACTACCGCTCATGTTTCGGGTTCCGTGCGCGCAGCGCTGGACGCATATGCCGCCACCAGAGGGCGTTCCTCGGCCCAATTCGGTGCGACGGGCTGGTGGCGCTGCGGCGATACGGGATTCATCCGGCAGTGGGGCGTTTCGAGGATTCCCTACGATTCGGAAGCCTGGGTGACGTACCCCATCGCCTTTCCGAATATGTGCTTGGGCGGAAACGCTACGCATGCAGAGCGATTCCTCGTAACGCAAGACGCTGGCGTTGGGTTGATCGCAGCCGGTTCCACCGCTGCGATCGTCCGCAATGGGGTAGGCGGTGACTCGCGGGCCTACTTGCCGAACCCTGCTGATAGGGCCTCGTTGATCTACTGGGAAGTCTGGGGATACTGATGACCACCTACCATTTCTCGCCCAGCCGGTTGGCGTTCTATCCGGATAGCTTGCGTGACGTATACGAGGCCAGCCCACAGGGTTGGCCGGACGACGGTGTCGAGGTCAGTCCCGAGCTTTACGAACGACTGTATTCCGAACACCTGCAAGGGCGTGTGTTCTGCGCTGGGTCCGACGGCGAGCCGATGACGAAGGAGCCTGATCCTCCGTCACCCGAACAGTTGGCCGCCACTGAGCGTGCCTGGCGTGGATCGCAGTTGAATGCGACCGACGCTTTGGTCCAGCGTCATCGAGACGAGCTCGAGGACGGGGCCGGCACCACATTGAGCGCTGAGCAGTACCAGGAGCTGCAGGCGTATCGCCACGCCCTGCGAGAGTGGCCGGAGGCCGAAGGCTTTCCGTCGACAGATCTGCGTCCTGTGGCGCCGGCCTGGTTGTCCCAGCGCTAACCAGGCAGCCGCATCCACATCGCTCATAGACCGCCTCGGCGGTCTTTTTTTCGTCCATCCGGGAGGCAGCAATGCGACCCAATCAAAGGAATTTCTGCATGGAACCCACATCTGCCGGCTTCGGCGGTGGCGCCGCGGTGAAAGTGGCGCTGGCCTATGGCGCGCCTGCCGCGCTGGCCGCCATCCTCGGGCTGTTGATCATGCCGCCCAAGACCTCAAGGGAGTTCACCGTGCGCTCGATATGCACGGTCGCTTGCTCGTTCATCTTCGGGCCAGCGCTGGCGGTCGCCGTCCTTACGTGTAAGCCCAGCCTGATGGAAGCCATGACCTGGCTTGCCCGGCATGGTGCCGACGGTGACGACCTGGCGCTGGCCAGGTTCTATGTCCTCGGGCCGAGCATGTTGCTCGCGGGCCTGCCGGCCTGGTGGGTGCTGGGTGCCTATATGCAGTGGATGTCGCGTATTCGGGAAATTGGGGTGGTGGCTTGGGTGAAAGAGGTGCTGGCGCTAGTGCCGTGGCGCCGGACTGGCGGGGAGGGATGAGCATGGACTTGAAAGAGGTTGTTGAACGGGCGATCAAGCCGGCGCTGGCGTGGCTGCCGGCGCGGATGGATACGCCGGCGGCGCGCGTCATGTTGCTGGCCATCGGCCTGCAGGAAAGCCGGTTCGAGCATCGGCGGCAGATTGGCGGGCCGGCACGCGGTTTCTGGCAATTCGAGAAGGGCTCGCGTGCGAGTCGTGGGGGTGTCTGGGGTGTATGCCTGCACCCAGCGAGTAAGGGCCATCTGGCGGTTCTGTGCAAGGCGCGCAGCGTGGCTTGCGACCCAGATGCGATCTACGGGGCACTGGAATATGACGACGTGCTGGCCGCCGGCGTGGCGCGGCTGCTGCTTTGGACCGATCCGAAGGCGCTGCCGGTCGTCGGCGATGGGGAGTCGGCCTTGTCGCTGTACCTGCGGACCTGGCGGCCGGGGCGACCGCATCCGAAGACATGGCCGCCGCTGTATGCCCAGGCCATGGCCGCGGTGGAGGTCTGACCATGCCCGCATTCATGCAACGGATAGGGGGCTACGTCGCCGCCGCTGCGGCGACGGTTGTCGCGGTGGTGCTGGTCTATCTGCGCGGGCGTAGCGCCGGCCGGGCAGATGAGCGCCAGGAGCGTAACGAACAGGTCAACGAACAGGCGGCGAAGGCTCGCCAGGAGGTCCGCAATGTGGAGGATGAAGTTGCTCGTATGGACGATGATGCTGTTTCTGATCGGCTCAAGTCTGACTGGGTGCGCCGCCCCAGCCAGGGTGGGCGTTGA